GGACACAGTGCCACTGGCTTGACATGGCACAAAACACCACGAAGGCGCGCACATGTTCGGGCCAGAGTTCGACCGTTTGGGCTTCCTGGTTGCGCATGATTTCGGCACGTCTCAACTCCAAAAATTCTGCTGGGGCGCCCGATGCTTTCAAGCCATCAAGCGCGTCCTGATCTACCGTTGCGCGGCCTCCGGTGGCCCAGTGCTGCGCAACGGCTGCTAGTTTTTTGTGGCAAGGTGGGCGGCCGCCTCGGGAGCTACCGATTTGGCAAACGCCTCGTTGATGGCATTCATCAGGCCGGGGTACTCTTCACACAGTTCAAACAGGGCGGCGTGGCTGAATGGCACGTCGCTTTTATCTTCGTTTTGAACACCGCGCCAGCCGGTGGCGTACTTGCGCAAGCGGTCTTGGCCGGCTTGTTTGGCTTGGGCCTGAATGTCGTCAATGCTGCCGTCTTTTTCGATCTGGTCCCGAATGACGCGGCTGCGGTCGATGTTTTCACGGTGCAGGGCATCGTTGTCGCTTTGCTTGAGGCGCTTGAATTGCATGTCAAACTTGAATTCGTCGAGCTTGCCCGACTCACTGAGGCATTTGAAGTTGATGGGTGCAAAGTAGGTGGGTGACGCGGTGCGAATGATGGCCATGATGGTTGTTGTGTTGTGTGGGTTTAAAAAGAGCCCGGCGCGTGTGGCCGGGCCAGGTGGCACATGCTTAGAAGCTGGTGACGATGCGCAGCTCGTTGTTGCCCACACCGGTGGGCGGCAGCACCAGCTTGTAGGTGTTCATGAGCTTGCCGCTGAGGTCACTGTAAGTGGGGCTGTGGATCTGCACATTGGGCGCAAAAATCAGCGTCTTTTTGTTGGCCACGGTGCCGTGCACCAAGCCCAGGCTGGCCAGGGTGTTGGCTTTCACGTCAGCCATCCAAGACACATCTTGTGCGGCGGTCAGGTCAACTTCCATGTCGCCCGTGATTTTGCGGTCCATGATTTCGACCGACTCCTGCCCGATGAGCGGGATGAAGGGGGCGTCAATGCCGAAGTCGAGCATGAACTTGTTGTACGGGTAGCTGGTGCCGGCCGCCAGCGCCGGGGCCACACCGGTGGCATGGGTGCAGCCGCGCAACAAGTCGGCGGTGTTGGTGTCGGTGACCACCTGCGGGGTTTGCCAGGTGGTGTAGTCCACACCCGACGGCGCCGCCGCGGTGATGCCGCCGTCAATACCCTTGAACGAGAAATTGATCTTGGGGATGGCGCCTGAGCTGACGTCAAGTGTGGCGGTGCCACGGCAACCCAGCAGCTTGTGGAAGGCGCCGTCCATGTAGACGTACTGGTCAACCCATTCAAACGAGGCGCTCACCGGTGTGTAGTCCACCCGTATGAGGGCGGTGATGGCTTCGGCAAAGCCGCAGGCGCGCAGCAGCACACCCCAGGCTGGTGCCACGGCGACCGTGCCGGAGCCCACCAGTTCAACGCTGTAGCTGAGCGACTTGAAGGCGGTGCCCACCAGGTTTTCACTCGAACCCATGTAGGCGCGGATGTTGTTGCGGTCCACGTTGCTGGCTTCCAGCGGGGTAAAGCTGACATCGCTCACCAAAATGGCATTGGCGGCGCCCGTGGGTACTACGTCAGTGCCGTAGACAGCGCCAATCTTGGCAAGTACGGTGGTATTTTTCATGCGGCGGTTGGCCATGGTTTACTCCTTGGGTTGAACGGTGGTGGTGCCAGTGAGGCTGGCAGTCTTGGGAGCCGGTGTGGCGGCGGGTGCGGGCGCCGCGGTGACGGGCTCGTCGGGGTGCTGCTGGGCGCGGCTGATCAGGGTGGCGGCTCCGGTGGCGGGGTCTACCTGGTAGCTGCCGCCGTGGGCGATGTCGGGTGTGGGTGTTTGCATGGTGTTAGACCGTCAGGTTGGTAAAGGGCGTGCGGTGTTGCACGGTAAAAATGCATTGGCAGGCCGCAAGGCTGGTGTCGGCTTCGTCTTCATCCCACTGCATGCCAGCGGGCGCCACTTCGCTGACCAAGGCCTGTAGGGCAGCGTCTTGCAACAGGCGCTGGTGCACCTGGGCGGCCAGGGTGCTGGCGACATCAAATGCCTTGACCGGGGTGGGTCCCAGCACGTCGCGCGCCATACACTCCACGCGCAGGCGGGTGACCCAGTCCGTCGGGGCACTGCCACCCACCATGCTTTGCGGCAGAGTGGTGCCAAGAAACACGCGCAGTTGCCGGCTCACGCCTTCGGGCATGGGCCGGTTGGTGCTGCGCATGGTTTTCACGTTGCCATCAGCCAGCGCCGGGGCCGCTTGCAGCGCAGCCACAGCGGCGTCGTATATCTGGAGGTGGTAGGTGGTCATGCCAACTCCAGAATGAGGCGACTCAGGCCGGTGCCGTTGGGTTCGTGCGCGACAATTTTGTAATTGCCGCCAGCTACCGTGACCAGCAGGTCAATGGGGTTGAAGGGTTCGGCAAAGTAGGCGAACCAGTCGATAATTTTTGGCGGCACATCAAACGTTTGCAGCGTCAGGCTTGCCTGTGTGCTGGCAATGCCGCTGTCTCCAATGTTGCTGGCGTAAAACGATTTGACAAACAGCGCCGACAAATCAGTCACCCCGGCCAGTGTGACCGTGACGTTGCCAAGCATGTCCACCGTAGCGGTGTTCAGGTCGGCAATGGCTTGGACAAAAGCGGGGTTCATGGTGTGGCGCTGTTGGTGTGTCAGGCAGGTTTAAACCGTGGCGCCCAGGCTGGCGTTGACGCGGTAAGGCACAGTGAGCGGCGCGCTTTGCAGCATGAGGTAGCGCACGGCCGGGTCTTGCTCAACCCAGCTTTTGGCAAAGTAGGGCATGGCCTGGAAGCCGGCGGCTTCGTCCTTGATGGCGCCATAGGCGCGCGTGCCTTCCACGTCGGCACCCAGCACCAGCACCGTGCGGGCCGGCAGGTAGGGTGTGAGCGCCAGGGTGTCTGGGTGCTCGTACCAGCCGGCATAGACCCAGATGTCAAAGGTGCCGATGTTGCCCATGTAGCGGCCGCCTTCGCCAGTGACGGTGGGCACCAGTTGGTCGGCACCACGGAAACGGTCGAGCAGCTTTTGTACTTTGGCGCTGGCACTGAACAGTTTCCAGGCTTCCACGTCCATGACCAGGGTGTCGGCGGTGCTGCCGCTTTTCTCGGTCACTTTCATGGACCAGGTTTGCACGTCGTCCAAAGGCTCTACACCCGCAGCGCCCCACAGCGTGGCACCAGCCAGGGTGACGGTAAGGTCGGCATGGCGGCCAAAGTTGACGGTTTGTGTGGGGTACAGGTCGCCCACCACGGTCACAGCACCCGTGCGCAGAGCTTCAACGGCCATGACTTCCTGGCGGCGCGTGAGCATGTCGGTTTGATCCATCAGGTTGTTGGCCAAGGCCAGTTGCAGGCGCTGCATGGGGTCGAGGTTGCCGCCAATGCGCTCGCCAATGGCCCGCTTGAAGGGGCGGTTGGCGTCAAACACGCGCTTGTCCTTGATGTAGGCAGGCGTGAAGGTTTTGGTGGTGTAACCCTTGTCCAACACCACTTTGCCAGCCACGATGGGCGCCACAAAGGGGGCCAGGCGGCGGCGGCTGGAGTCCACATCGAAGTGGATTTCTTCGCTGGTTTCCGTTTGGATGTTGCGGAAAAAGCTGTTCAAAATGAAGGGCGCAGGGGCAGGCAGTTCAGAAACAACCCGGTTGAGCACGGCGGTGGTAAAGATGTCCATGGTGTTTGGCTTTCAATGAAAGGGTGAATGGGCCGGGTTAGGCAATAGAGGCCAGCAGGGTGATGCCTTTGGCACGCAAACCTTCGGTGGTGTTGGCGGCGGTGTGGCCGGCGCCAAAGGTGAGCGCATTGCTGCTGAAGTCGCCACGGGCATAGGCCAGTGCGGTGACATCGGCGGCGGTGGCGTCCACGTCTTCAGCCAGAATAAGATCAGGCACTTGGCTGCCATCCACAGCGTCCAGAATGGATTTGATGTACTTGCCGCTGGCGGTGATCTTGCCCAGCACCGTGCCGCGTGTGATGACCTGGCCGGTCAGGATGGTCACCTTGCGGCCCACCAGGAGTTCGTAATTTCCGGCAACAAGGGTGTCGGGGCTGTAGGTGCCTTCGGTGGCAAAGCTGGCGTAGGTCATGGTGATCTCCAGGGTGAGTAATGGGTGGTGGCGCGTTATGCGAAGCTGCGCATGGTTTGCAGCACTTGAGCAGCCATGGCGGCGGCTTCGGCCTCGGGGCCGTGGGGCGCATTGCCTTCAATGCCGCTGACGGCCGGGTTGGCAACACCTGCCATGGCGGCAACAAACGGGGTAGCGGAGGCGGTGGCCGGAGCGGCGCTGACAGCGGCGCCGAGCATGGTGGCGGCTTGCTCAGCCGTCATGCCGGTGCTGATGCAGGCTTGCACAATGCCGGGCTGGGCGCTGGCGTTGGGGTGGCTTTGGATGGCGCTGATGCGGGTGCGCTCAGTAGCAGCACCGGCGGCCATGGCGGCGGCGGTGGCGGTGTCAAGGTCAGACTGGGTGAAGGTGGTCATGGTGGGGGTTGCGGCGGGTGCCGTGGCAGTGGGTTGCGCCGGAGTGGCGAGGTCAGTTGCAGCGGTGTGCGGCTGGGCGTTGGCAGTCGGTTGACCGCCGGGGGTGCTGGTGTTGCTCATGAGGGCTCCTTTGTCAGCGGTTGAAAAACGGGGGGATGTGGTGGCAAATGCGCTGGGGCGTTTGGCGGCCAGCTCGGCAATGAGGGCGTCCACCGTGCTGATGCGGTCGGCCAGCCCGGCGGTAATGGCGGCCTGACCCCGGTAGGTGGCGGCCTCGGTGGCGCGCAGGGCTTGCGGGTTGACTTTGCGGGCGGTGGCCACGGTGTCGATGAAGGTGGTGTACAGGCTGTCAATTTCGGCCTGGAAGTCGGCACGCACCGATGCGGGTAGCGGCTCAAAGCTGTTGCCGTCAATCTTTTTGGCGCCAGCGTAGATGTGGCTCACGCGCACGCCGTCGTTCATCAGGGCGGTGGACACATCCACGTGGCGCATCACCACACCAATGCTGCCCGCATAACCCGTGCTGGTGATGGCAAGCTGTTCGGCGGCACTGGCGCCCAGGTAGCCGGCGCTGGCGGCCATGCCGTCGGCAATGGCGTAAAACGGTTTTTTGCCACGCAGGGCCAGCGCCTGGTCGGCGTACTGGAAGGCGCCTTGTGCCTCGCCGCCGGGGGTGTCCCAGACTTGCAGCACGGCGTGTACATCAGAGTTGTCCATGGCGTCGGCCAGGTCGGCATAAATGCTGTTGTAGCCAAGCAGGGTGCTGCTGTCGGCTTCCATGCGGGTTTTGTGCACCAGCGCGCCGCTGACATTGAGCACGGCCACGCCGTCCACCACCTGGTAACCACGCTCGGCGCGCGGGCCTTTGCGGGTGGTGAACAGCTCGGGCGGCAGCAAACCGGCTTGTTGGGCGCCTTGGGCAATGGTGCTGCCCAGCAGGCGCTGGCCCAGCCCGGCAATGATGGCGTCGAGCTTTTGCGGGTGCACCAGCAGCGCCACATTGAAGATGCGCGCGGCCAGGTGCGGGTAGGATGAAAAATGGCTCATGCGGTGTTGCCCTGGTGTTGTTCGTGGGCGGGCAGCGGGTCACCCGGCATGTGGTCGGGGTCTTCATCGGCGTCGTCGGGCTGGTCGGGCTGCTGCGGGGCAGGTGGCGTGCCACGGGCCACCGGGGCGGCGCCTGGCTGGGGCAGGCCGCGCTCGGCACGCATGGCGGCCTCAATGGCTTGCTGGTCCAGAATTTCTTCGTAGTCTTCGCCCTGCTCTGCGCACTCTTTTTCCAAGGTGGACAGGCCGGCGTTGATGCGGATTTGGGCGGCGGTGGCTTCTTTTACCGGGTCGACCCAGCCACGGCCACCAAAGATGAAGCGCGCGCGCTGGTAGGCGTAGCGGTTTTGGTAGTAGTCGGGGGCTTCGATGTGGCCGGTGCCAATGGCTTCTTCAAGCCAGAGTTCGTACACCGGGCGCAGCCAGATGTCGGTGAGCCAGCGGCGGCGGCCGTTGAAGTAGCGCCAGGCTTCCAGCATGGAGGCCCGGGCTGACGAATAGCTGGTTTTGCTGAAGTCTTTCAGCAGCAGCTCATAGGGCATGTTCATGCCGGCGGCAATGTGGCGCAGCGTGGCCAGCATGAAGGCTTCAAAACTGGGGTTGGGTCGGCCCGGCGCCACAGTGTTGATGCGCGCGCCCGCTGGCAGCGGAATGACGGCACCACTGCCGAGCTTGCGCACCGTCAGGCCCGAGGTTTTGGCGTCGGCCATGGAGCGCGTCCAGGCCTGGCGCGGGTCGTCGCCAAACAGGGCGGCGGCGCTCTCGGTGCCAAGATCGCTTTCCAAAAATGCGGCAACCAGGCTGTTGGTCACGCTGGCCTGCAGCTCGTTGTGGGCGTAGTCGCCGGCCATGCGTATCTCGCGCATCACGGCGCTGACCACGGGCTTACCCCGGCTTTGGCCGGTGCGCACCTTGTCGTGCAGGTGGATGACGCGGCGCCGGCCAAATTCGGTGCGCGCCGGGATGCGCTCATACTCGCTGTTGGCCATGGCGCCAAAGTTGAAGATGTCGCCAGGGTGCTGTTTGAGGATGTAGTACGCCACGGGCGCGCCGTAGGTGTCAAATTCAATGCCACCGCGAATGTCGGCACGGTGCGCCAGGTGCAAGGGGGTTTGCAGTCGGTCGGACTCGATCAGCATCAGGCGAGTGCTCCAGGCCGTGCCGGGTTTGGGTAGCCACAGCGGCAAGGCCAGCGCGTCACCGTTGAGCATGGCGCCACCCAGCGCTTGCAGGCTCATGCCAAGCAGGTTCTGGCTGTCGGCGGCGTCGCATTCGGTGGTGTCGCTCCAACTGCGGAACTTGCTCTCGGTGGTGTTGGACCATTCGCGGGCTTGTTCGCGGGTCCAGCCCAGCGGGCGGTAGTCGGGGGTGGCGCTGAGGCGCAGCACGGCGCCAATGATGTTGTCGCGCAGGGTTTGCTGGGCGCTGGCCATCAGGCCGTTGTTGCGGTCAAGGTCACGCGAACGGGCAGTGAGCATGCCCAGGTCGGGCAGCAAATCAGCGTCGGCGCTGTAGGCACCGGGCATCCAGTCAGACAGGTTGGGTTCGCTGAAGCTGGCAGATTTGTGACTGTTGAGTTCGGCGCCCGGCACCGGTGTACCGGCCAGCGCGGTCACGCGGGCGGCGGCTTGTTTGGCGCTGGGGCGGGTGCGAGCGGCCATGGTCAGAACACGTAAAACGGACGGTTGGCCGCTGGCACGCCTTCGCGGCGGTCAAGCTCGGCATCGATGGCGGAAATTTCACGCTTGATGTCGGCGGTGCGCTGGGCGTAGGTGGCGCGTGAGCCACCGTAGTCAATCTCGGTGGGCTGCGTCAGACGCTTGAGCAGCGAGTCGGCCAAGGCGGCTCGCTGAGCGGTGAGGTTTTCAGTGGTGTCGCGTCGGTAAAGTCCCATGGGGTGGACTTTGCCGGGGTGTCAGGGAAATGTCACTGTGAAATGTTTCACTTTTTTATTTCCCTGTTGCATGATGTTGTTGCAGGTTAACGTCAATTGACAGATTTTCCAGAAGCAATGATGTTGCGAATCTGTTTTTCGCTCAAACCGTTTTTTCGCGCCAGTTCGGCGTAGTTTCGGCCATCGAAGTCATCACAAATCTGGCTGTTGCGGCTTTTGGCATTATACGCGGTGGCGCTTGGTATGTAGATGGTGGTGCCTCCAAGGCAGGCAATGATGCGGCTGACCAGCGCGGCGGCCATGTCGCTACCGCAGGCTATGCCAAAACGCATGGCGACGTGCTGCGCCTCCTGGTTGATGATGTCAAGCGGGGGCAGGTCAACGGGTTTGGATGTGGTCATGGGCGGGTTCATGGGGTGGAGTAAATGGCGGCAATGACAGCGGGGTCGTCCAGGTCAAAGTAGTCCTGGTCGAGCACGGGGGTTTGGCTGTTGCTCAGGGCAAAGCTGGTGGTGGTCTGGATGGCAGGCAGCGGGCCAGCCACCGGTATGAAGGCGCCTGGGGTTTGGTTGACTGATGCCTCGGGCGCGGCCAGACCCTGCTCGAACAAGTTGGGCTCCACTTGCCGCTCCAGTTCTTTCCAGGCGCGCTCAGGCTTGTCGTCCAGCCCCAGCACTTGCGCCATGAACAGAGCGTAAACGGTGCCGTCAAGTGGTTCGTTGCGCTGCTTTTTTGGGTTGACCCAGCGGTATTGGTCGCCGGCGGCGGTTTTGGCCAGCACCCGCACTTCGGCGGTGATGCCTTTGAAAAATGCCGTGGGCAGCGCGGCGCAAAAGTGCACGTAACCGGGGCCGGGCTGGGTGACTTTGAGGCGCCCGAAAAACAAATCCTTGGCGGTGTCGGTGCCCACCATCCACAGCTTCACGCCGCGTTTCACCACGCGCCCGGCGTGGTTGATGTCTTGCCAGGCGCCCCGGCCTTTGATGGGGTCGCCATACTTGCTGCTGCCCTTGATGGCCAACAGGCGCAGGTTGCTGCGCCCGGCGTAGGCGCGCACAAAGTTGTAGGCCTGGTGCGTGAAGTGGCCGCCGGTGTCGATGGCCGCGCCAGCAATGGGCAACAGCGGGCCGTTGGCGTGTTGCAGTGGCGTTTGCAGCACTTGCCAGAGCTTGTGCCAGTCGCGCTCGTCGCTGGGGTTGGCGTCGATCACGATGTAGCCCACCGCCCACATTTCTTCACCGCGGCCAAAGGCCCACAAAATCACTTCAAAGCGATCATCCTGCACGTCAACCCCGGCAGCCACCACCAAGCCACCAGCGGGCACGGTCATCAGCGGGAAGTTTTCGGCGCGCTTTTGCAGTACATGGGCTTCGGCTTTTTCGGCTTCGTCTTCCCAGGTCTCGCCCAGGGTTTCGTTGATGAAGGCTTTCAGCGGGCCGCGCATGCCGTTCTTAAAAGCAATACGGGCGTCAATAAACTCGCGCACCATGGCGCCCCAGGTCACTTGCGGGCTGATGGCCGTCCAGCCGTAAAAACCCACATGACGCGGCGGCAGTGTGAGTGTGCCGTCGGCGGTGGTCCATTGGCTGGTGGGTTTGGCGGGGTCACTCAGGTCATGCGTCAGGCGCCAGTTGCCGCAGTCGCTCACCCAGGCGCCCAGGTCGGCCACTTTGAGGTAATCGGACTGGGTGTAGCCGGTGAGGCAGTGCGGGCACACATGGCGCGCCGTGCCTTCGGGGTCGGTGCTGTCCCACTTGAAGCCGTGTTGCACCGCCTTGCCGCCCCATTGCAGCGGGTGTTCCACAGCGCAGTGCGGGCATGGGCACTGGTAGCGCATGCGCACCGTGGCGGCGGCCATGCGGTTCTCGATGTGGCTCAGGCCTTTGATGCGCGGGGTGGTACCGCAGATCAGCTTGGGAAAGGTGGCGCCTTCGAGCCGCTTGTGCGCCAGCGTCCAGGGGTCGCCCGCTTTTTCAATTTCCCAGTCAAATCCATCCAGCTCGTCCAGAATAGCCAGCGCAATGGTCAGGCGGCGAAAGTTTCCGGCCGCTTTGCCGCCGCGCAATTTCAGCACGCTACCCAGAAACTTTTTTTGCTGCAAGGTGTTCACCTTGCTTTTAGCCATGGCCTGTGGAAACACCTCGCGCATGATGCGCACGTCGCGCAGCATGGGCTCCACTTCGGTTTTGGTGAAGTCGTCGCTGTCATCGTCGGTGGGCTGCCACACGGCCTGGTTGCGCCGACGGTGCTGGGCGGTGTAACCCATCATGGCCAGCAGGCATTTTGTGTTGTGCGTTGGAATCATGGCCCGGCTGCACAAGAACAGGTGGCTTGGGCTATCGACCTCGATGCAGCGCACCGGCACACTGGCCACGGACTCAACGCTGACGATACGGCGCCTGAAGTTGATGCCGGGTTTGCTCGATGCCAGTACCTTGGCCGCCTTGCGGCTCAGCTTGAAAGGGTTGCAGCAAGCGGTGGGCTTGAAGGTGATGCGGTATTGATCCAGAAAATTAGGGTTGTTGTAGATGCGCATGGCGCGGTTGGGCTTGATGCCCAAAGACACCAGCAGCTCATACACATCGTCCGACAATTGCCGGTTGGTGTTCAGAAA